ATCCCTCTGTCCAATGTAGCGTAATAGTAGCTAGTACTTCCGCTTAAGGCTTGATATACAGATACGACTCTAAATTCGTCAGATCTTCCAAAAGCCTGAGAAGAGCTATTATAAAATCTTATCATATCTCCATAATCTAAAGAAAGAGGGAATACTGGAGTATCTAAAGAATGATGCCGGTTGGTCCGTAAGTAAACGCTCCATAATATAAAGATTGAGTGGCGGTAAGTCTCACAGTCTTATTGTCTACTGCGTACCATCTATGATCGGTTTCTTGTACGCTATTATAGAAGATGGTCTGCGTTGTAGTTACTACACCACCAGCTGCATACGCTGATACATCAAAAAGAGTAGGAACATTAAATAAGCTAGGATCACCTGGCAATATTCCATTTAATGATTGAGGGAAAGCCGTATTAACTGGATACTCTACATAATAGATTTGATCGTTGTATCCTTGCGCTGCTCCCAAAGAAGTAACAGTTCTTCTTAAACCTAATCTTAAGTTTTGAGATATCGTTGATCCTGCATTGTAAGATATTACTGCATTGTAAGTATACTGAATACCCGGTGCGATTAATGTAAATACCGAAGAGAAGTTAGATATATTATTAACAGAATTAGGAGTCGTATATGTGTTAGATCCAGTAACTTGTAAACTAACTTGACCAGGAAAAGGATTTTTAAATATATAATTCATAGCTGGATTGTTTATCTAAATCCACCTTCAAATAAAGTGAGATTAGGATTGTCAGTTAAAAACTGTATATTTTGATCAGCTGGATTGTAATCAAATAATGCAATATTCACCGTTTCACCGGATTTATATACATTTTGAACTGTAAAAATATTCTCATTTGTCTTAGTTAAGTTTAAAACGTTTTGATCGTTTGTAAAAATATACTTAATTTGAGCATTCACCCTTCCAGGTAATTGGTAAGATGATGAATACATGTCAACTAAGTAAGCATATTGAAATTTTGATTTATCAATTGCCGCAGTATTGCCATAGGATTGATCACCTGAAGTATAATCGTTATAAGTTGCGCTAATAGTTTTAGATCCATAATATCTAGGAACAGTAAAAGAGTTTAGTGTATAGTTGTAATCCTGCAATTCGGCATAAGGATTATTAGGATTATTGTAAGTATTATAATTATCAAATTGAGATCTACTTATTGATTGCGTAATCAATCCTAAATTAATAGGTTTTAATTGATTTGAAGTGTAATCTAAATCAAAGAATCTTTTAGATCTAACAGAAGCAGAAATGTTTTGATACAAAGGACTCAACGAATAAGTTGTATAAAACGATGAGGTACCAGGAAATTGAATTTTAGATATTTCATTTTGACTACTAACAGAGGTCATAGTAGTAGCAGTAATTTTTGTGCCCTTGAAAGCGCCGGTAAATTTCTCTCTACCATCACTAGTAGTATAAGGAATTATACCAATAGAGGAGGTATAAAACCCGCTATCAGCAGTCGATCCGGAAAAACTATTTGCTGCAGATCCAGAGATATTAACCATGTCTATCGACTGCGAGAAGTTATTGCTAACACTCATACTAGGCTCGTGTCTAGCGTACTTATTTCTTTCTAGAATGTGACTCTTAACAATAATACCAGTAGATAGATTTGCTCTAGCAGGAACAAAATCTTTTATCGTTTTGAACAAAGAGTTATTGTAATACTTGATTAATCTTATAAATTCCCAAACGCTATGAGGCTTTGTATAAGTGCTAAAATAACTTTGTTTTTGTACTTCTAAAGCAGGATAAGAACCTGAATACATATACTCTGGTTTACCTATCAATTGATCCATGTTTAGATTAGGTAAAGACGAAGATATATTTGTATTGATAGTGTAAGCTGTAGAAAAACCAACTTCTAAGTTAGTAGAGTTTAGTCTTCTATCATTACTGTAGTATTGTAATGTTGAAAATGGAGAAAGAACAGATGCGCTTAAAGCCATTGGAGTTCCAGAATCGTCCATGTGACCATTAATATATATAGAGCCTTGCATAGAGCCGGTTCCTATGTATATTTTATCGTTGTTTATCTCAGAAATGCCTATTGATGTGTAACGATCTTCTCCACCAAATTCGTTGATTGTAAGTATATTGTCAGGAATACCGAAAGTAGAGATCAAAGCTTTTACAGATCTTTGAGTTCCTCTTGTCTTTAATAAATAGGGCAAATTATGATACAATCTCTTGTATATTTCGCCTTGTAAAATTTCTGGACCCTCTGTTGTCAAACTAGAAGTTACGTAGTTTGTTATGTGTTCGGATCCTGTTGGAGGTAATAAAGATCCGTCTTGATTGATGCCAAATAAAGTGTAGAATAGGTTGTCCGATACGTTAGTATTGGTATATAATTCGAATCCAAGACTTCTTAATGCATCAGACACAACGTCCAAAGAAATTCCAGTTTCAGGATTATTGGAAGCTTCGTATCTATTTGTAACGTCTTTGTAGTACAACCAAATATTATCAAAATGTTGACCAATCATGTCCATAAAAGTAGCGTAAGGAACATTATTTGGATCGTCCAACAAGTATTGAGGAACTGTATTCTTTAATAAATCTTTGTTAGTCGCATCGTAAAAAGAAGCTGAGTATAATAAAGATGGAGTACTTGGAGTAGTAACTGTATCTGCTGATCCCAACCAATTTAAAGCTGCAGATGACGTTACCGAATACAGTTGATAAGGTTGAGTAGCGGTTCTCTTTGGCCACGACCAACTTCCAGAATTAAAGTATAAATAGTACTCGTACGTATCAAATTTTTCAATGATATTATTTATTGAATTCTGTATAAAACCGATAGAAGAAGACACCGTAGAGGCTACTGTAACGCCTCCAGACAATTGGCCTTGTTGTGCTATCTGATCGTTAAAGCCTTCTATTAATTCTAATTTGTATACGAAATTATTCAATCTCTCTGTTGCGCTAGAGAAGTGAATAAAGTTGCCAAAATTGCTATAGTCTACGTTAATTGCTACCGATTTGTCTTGATAGTAACTCATTAACTTTTGGTAAGAAGAACTTATTGGACTAGTTAATAAGCTAGTATAATTGTAGTAAGGAGTAGTTTGAGTAGTCTTTTCGTTAACCTTTATTTTAAAGTTTGGGCCTCTTAAAGAGTCAGCGGTAGAAGAGGTTTCTACTGATGTTTGAATATCTACGTTAAAGCTTACTGACTCTGCAACTTTATCAACGATCCATAATTGGGACTTCATATCGTAAGCCGCAGGTAATGGTTCGTAAAGTTTAATTAGTAGGTTTCCACCGTCAGCATCGTCTACATAAGCAACATTATTAGCGATAACTAATTCGTTATTACCAAAGTTTAAATAGAAATCTGGAAAATAATTCTTTGATACAGCATAAGATTGATACTGAGTAAAAGAATTTCTTATAAGAATATCGCTAAGTACTTGGGAAGAGATTTTGATCTCTGTTCTTGAACTAGAAATTTCTTTTATCCAATAAAGAGTACCATTACTGGAATTAAATAGCTTTCTAAAGAAGTTGTATTGTATATTTAAAAGACCTCTAGTGTAGCCTTTTAATTTTAAATCTTTTTCAGGGTCTAAAGTTAAAGCACTAAATCTATTTGATCCAGCTATTGAATTTGCATCAGGATAATAGTCTTTAACATTATAATCGTAGTCAACTAAATTTCCGTTAGCATCGTAAATAAAGAACTCAATATAGTCGCTAGTATCTCCAAAATCAGAAGTTACAAAGTTTGACGATACTAATCTATTATCTTGAGAAGAGTACGTTTGTTGTGAGAAACCAGGGCCAGAATACTGTATGCTAACTTTTTCCATTAAATTAATTTGTTAATATTGAGATACGCGTTACTTAAATCCAATATTTGTTGACGAAGAGAGTTAATCTCTTCTATTAAAGCCAATTTTTCTGCGTCTAATACAGTTCCACCTATATACTCTTGGCTAGTCTTTACCAAGTATTCGTGAGATTCTGTAAAACCGTTTGCTGGTATATTATAAAATAGTTGAGTATAGTAATTAAAGAATTGCCCGACAGTAATAGTAGGAGCTGTTACAGGTGGGGGTGGAGGTACAAGCTCTGTGAAACTTGAATTAATTACTTTTTTGTAAGTATTTAAACCTCTTACTTGTTTTACTAAATCTACCTTTGTTGCCATTATCTAATTATTTTAAATATAGAACCGTTGTCGATGTCTATAGATTCTCCTGTTGATAAAACGACTTTGATTAAAAGCTTGTAATATCTTTCAGGCTCCAATCCACTCATATAAACTGTAAAGAAACTGCTTGTCGCATCGCAGCTTATTTTAGTATAAGTAGTGTCGAAATCAATTACTAGGTCTTCTGACTTAACGTCTTGAATTGCCCAATAAGAGGTTTGAGGTAATGCTTTATTTACTGTATAAATAGAAGAGGTTACAAATTGTCTTGTTGGATATTTGTCCCTTGAATTAACTCTAAACTTGTATTTTCCTGTATCGGCTTTAAACATACCTGCATTGTTTTGAATCGATACAACAAAATCGCTAGTATTTAAAACGCTTAAACTTCCTGTAACGTAAGAGCTATCGTCCCATCGCATCTCTAATGTAGGAGGATATATAGTATGCGTATCTACTGAGAAGAAGTTTAACGCTACAAAACTTGAAGAACTATTTTCTACGGCTTGAGGATGCTTAACAATAAATCCATTATTAATAGATCCGCTAAACCATCTGTTAACAATAGAGGTAACATCAGCATTAATGTCTTTGCTATCCTTGTATCCAAAAGATTGCGTAGCGAAAGAACCAGTCCAGTTTCCACCGCCAGGAGTTAGGAAATAACTTGCGTTAGACCACTGATTAGATCCGCTAACATAAGACAAAGGATTATACCAAGAAGCTCCATTAATTGTAACAGGATAATCCGTAAATTTACCAGTACCCATATTCCAAGAAGAAGACACCTGAGCAATTTGAATGCTATAAGTGGTTGCTAAATTTTCTGCATTGGCCAAATAAAGTTTTAATCCAGCCTGCCAAGATCCAGTAGCAAAAGATTTTATAGTAGCAATGTCGTTAGCGCTAAATTGAATCAAGGCTCTTCTTAAATCGTCGTTGTATATAGTTTGAGTTGGATCTTCTCCTATTGTGTATTGTATAGTTTCTACATTATTTTTAGCAGAGACCTCCAAAATTTCGTCCAATCCTGTATTCTGATTGGCAAATCTAGAGTATAACGTAGCATCTGCAGATGGAAAAATTTTATATACTGACATTGTTGTTTAGTTTAGAATGATACTACTCTGCCTCTTATATCTTGTTGAGGATATTTCGCCTCGAATATAGAAGGATCTAAAGAAGGATAGATTACGTTGTTTAAGGTTGCCGATTTAATATCGTACGAGTACTCTGAATAACCATTTGCTGCTCCGTACTTATTTGATATTGAAACGCTTTTAACTGTTTGAACTCCATCAACTTGATCCAACATAGAATATACGTTAGATAAAATTATTGGTTGATTAATTTGCCAGTTATCAGTGTTAAAATAATCTTGTAAAGTCATTAAGCATCTTGCTATAACGTCTTCGCTAGTGTAATTAGGTCTTACTATGATATCAAAGTCGCATCCAATATTAATGATATAGGCGGTCTTAATATGAATAGCATCGGTTAACATTCTATAATCAGAAATATAATTCTGTAAGTTTGTCATTAAAGCTGTAGAAGGTTCTGCCAATTGACCTGCAGTATTTAATCCTAATACGTACATACTAACTAATACTTGATCTTTTTGGCTAGGATCTGCGCTTAAATAATTTGTAAAAGTTGCATCGTCTTTAGTAACATACACCTTAGCAATCTTACCAAATTTAGAAGGCATACTTAAACATCTAGCCAAGTAATCCTCTTGGGTAACTGCTCTTAATTGACTTGAAAACTCTGCTTGGATATTTAATTTTAATTCTTCGTTAGTGTCTCCATCTCCACCACCTGAAGCCGGATTAACGTTACTAACTGCAATGGTATTTTCAAAAGAAGGATCAGTTGTACTAACTGTCTTACTAACAATATAAGTTAATTGATTAGACAAAACGTTAGAAGCTGCACCACCACCAGTTATGTAAGTAATTTTTAAAGTAGTATTTTGAGGCGCCAATCCATAAGTTTGTGTTGTAACAAAGTTAGTAGGATCGAAAGCAGTATTCAATAAAGTTAAACCGCTAGTTAAGCCAACACCAAC